CCGTTCCCAGTTGTAGCCAAGAATACGCGCTCGCAGCGTCGCGCCCTTTTCCGGCATCCAGCCCAGCAGCCATTTCCTGTCCTGCGCGTTGATGGTGATGTTGATGCTGTCGCTGTTGTCCGCTGCGCTGTCGGTGTAGGTCAGGCTCTCGATGTCGCCGCCTACCTGCCCGGCAAAGGGATAGCTGTTGTAGCGCACATCCAGCGCCAGCCGTCTTGTCTTAATCATAGCTCGCCTCGTATTTCCACGGCGGCAGCAGTCCGTCCCGCTCCTCCTCCAGCGCCGGGGTGTTCAGCTCCACCCCGGCGTTGAAGATAAACGTGTCGATCTCCTGCGGATTTGCCGCCATCAGCACATCGGCATGGTACTCGCTGCCGTATACCTCCTTGGCGATCACATCCCATGTGTCGCCGCTCTTGGTCGTGTACATCGCGTTTCCTCCAGTCAGTATGCCGTGCGGGCCTGTCTGCGCTGCATCTGGAGATACCACGCTTCAAACCGTGCCTGTGCCTCGGCCAGAGCTTCCTCCACCACGCTGCGGTCGGCGTTGCCCTGAATGTTGATCACCGGCGCAAAGGTCATGCCGCCTCCGCCGCCGGAGCCGCCGCCGTCGATTTCCGCCAGCTCCACCGGCTTCACGCCCAGCATTTGCCCGGCCTTGGCCCAGATGTCCAGATTGTCCCGCCGGGCCGCCCGCTGGAAGCTGATCACCGCCTCCGTTCCGGCCTCGCCCGCGATGCTTGCGCCGTTGGTAAAGCCGCCTCTCGCAAGCATGGGGATTTCCGGGATGTTGATGGAGAACGACTTGCCGCCCAGCAGCGGCACCCAGTCCGGGATGGTAATGCCGAGGCTGTTGATGCCCGCGATTGCCTTGTTGATCAGGGCGATCACCGCGTTAATAGGGGTCTTGAACAGAGCGCCCAGCGTATTGAAGATGCCCACGAAGATGGTTTTCACACCCTCCCACGCCATACGCCAGTTGCCGGAGAACACGCCGGTGATGAAGTTGATCACGCCCTCAAAGATGGTCTTGACCCCGTTGATCGCGCTGCTGATGCCCTCGGCAAAGACACCGATGGCGGCCAGCACCGCCGGAACCACTACCTGACCAATGTGCAGCAGCACCGTGATCACCGTCTGAATGATCGGCATGAGGAACTGAATGGCTTCGCCGATGATCTGCGCCACCGTCATGACCACGGAACCCACGCCGCTGATGATGGAGGCGATGGATGGAGCCGCCGCTGTGATGGTTTGCAGAATGACCGGTACTACCGTCTGCGTGATGAAGCTGAATATGCCCTCGATGATAGGCCGCACCGTCGTCTGTGAAAAGGTCACGAGCTGGCCGATCACACCCATCACCGATTGCAGGATGGTGGTAATGCCTCCAAAGGCTGCGCCCGCGTCCTCGCCGAACAGATTGGTGATGCTCTCCTGTAGCGGTTGCAGTGCCTTTGCCACACCGCCGTCCTCGAACAATCCCAGCAGCGCGTCCTTGAATACCGTAAACTTTTCCAGTCCCGTGTCGCCGAACACCCGCTGTACGATTTTGTCCAGCCCGCCGAACTTGTCCGTCAGGATGCTCACCACGGCGATGATGCCGGAGATCACGCCCACAATAGGCAGCGCCCCGGACAGCAGACTACCGAGGCCGCCAGCAATAGGGCCGTAGATACTCCCCAGCAGACCGGCCCCGCCGCTGAATATGCTCCCGACAGCTTTCCCGGCACCGGAGTTTGCGATACCGCTTACTACGCCTCCCGCTTTCCCCAGCAAACCGGAAAGGCCCTGCTGGAAGATGCTGCCCTGAATGGTAGCCGCCGCTCCAATGCCCGCGATGCCTTGCCGCAGCGGCATGGTCAACTTACCCAGCGCACCGCCTGCCTTTCCCATAAGGCCGCCCGCAAATTGTCCGGCCCGACTGTTAGCGAACATCCCGCCGAGATTTCCGAGGGACGAGCCGATGCCGCCCAGCCATTGCGCGGTCTTGCTGTTTCCGATTGCCCCCCGCAGGACGCTTCCCGCGCTTTGGTAGCCGGACAACAGCCCCGGCGTTCCCGCCGCCGCGCTCAAAAGTCCTGTGGTTCCCTTGATGCCGTTTCCACCGATCAGACTGGAGATTGCCGCCCCCAGCGTCGTGCGGAAGCCGTTGCTTCCCGATGCGCCCCGGAACGCAGAGAAAAGCCCCGCGCCCGTCGCGCCCGCACTCTTGCCGCTCTTGAACAGGCCCGCAAGTCCGCCCTTTCCGCCGGAGAAAATAGCCTCCGCCGCCGGGGCGAACTTCATGCCAACAAACGCCGCCGCCATGCCGCCCAGCACACGCACCACCTGCTCGCCGTTGTTGATCAGGTAGTCAAGCCCCTTTTGGATGTACGGCAGCGCCGTGTCCATAGCGCTCCCCAGCTTCTCCACGCCCCGGCTTGCCAGCGTTCCCAAGCTCTCCGCAAGCTGCGTCAGCTCCGGCATATTCTTTCGGATGCTGTTTAGAAAGTCGATCATGGAGAGATTGAACTGTTTTTTCGCCGGGAGGAACGCATCGCCGATCTCGATTTTCAGCGCTGTCTTGGTGCTTTTCAGCATGGTCTCGATGGCCTCCGGGGTCTGCGATTTGATGTTGAACTCCCGCTCCATGCTTCCCGTGTACAGGCTTGGGTCGCTCACCATTTCCAGCGCCTTTCGGTACACATCGAGATTGTTGACGATCTTCGCGCCGCCCTCAATGGCCCATTGGCCGAACAGGGTGGACAGCGCCGCTACCTGTCGCTCCTGTGGCAGATCGTTGATGGCCTTGAAGATGGTATCCAGCGTTCCCACGCTGTCCTCCTGCATGGCCTTGGCAACCCACTCCGCGCTCATGCCCAGCTCCTCGAACTGCTCTTTCTGGGCTTTCGTCGCACTTGCGCCCTTGCTCAAATTCGTGATCATGCGCTTGATACTGGTGCCGACGCGATCAGTCGATACGCCTGTTGCCAGCATGGCATCCGCCAACGCCGCCGTTGTGGCCGCGCTCACGCCGCCCACTTGGCCGAGGCTCGCCGCAGAATTGACCGCCTCCGCGATCTCCGCCGCCGTGGTCGCGCTGTTTGCGCCCAGATAGTTGATTTGGTCAAAGAGCACCATGACCTCCTCGTGGGTCATTTTCAGCGATTGCTCCCACTTGGCGGCCCAGTTGCCCGCCTGATCGGCGCTGATGTCCATGGCCGTGCCGGTCATGGCGATGTCCCGCAGGAAACCTGTAACATTGCCGGAGCCGTCGATCTTGATCAAATCCTCCATGGCTTTGCCGGACTGTCCCGCCGCAGCGGCGAGGCGTGTCAAATCCTCCTGCGTATAGGGGATTTGCGTGCTTAAATCCTTGATTGCGTCTTTCATGGCCTCGTAGTTCTGCGCGTAGGTCTTGCCGTTGTCCGCCACCTTGTCGCTGATCTTTCCGGTAGCATCTGCCAGACCGTCCACATACTTGACCACATCCGCCATGTAGTTTTCAAACTTCGCCGCTTCCTTGGTGCAGCTTGCGATGGTCGCTACAGTCGCCGTCGCCAGCGTCCCCATGGCCGCAAGTCCTGCCGTTCCGATGGAGCTGATGCTGCGGGCAAAGCTGCTGATCTGGCTCTGGCTCCCGTTCAGCGCCGCCATCAGGCTTTTGTCCATCTTACCGGCGATCTTGATGCTTAACTCTAATGTTTTATTGTTCGCCATTCCTCCGCCACCTCGCTATTCAGCTCAATAAAGTCCCGGACAGGCATTTTCAGATAAAAGTCCACGCCCGTCCGTGTCACCGAGGACAGCCGGATAGCCGCTTTCCGCAGGGCCTTGGCTCCGCCCTTTATCCGAAAAAATCCGCGTCGTTCACCGCGTTTTTCAGTTTCAGCAGCTCATATAGGGGCAGCGTGGTAAAGAACTCCTCCGGGATGCCCGTTGCCATGGCGGCGATCACGCAGGAGTACAGATAGTTGGTGCTGTTCTCCGTCACCACAAAGCCCTCGCGGGCCATGCGGTTCTCCGCCTCGCTCTCATTCAGCGTGTTCAGGTCTGCCACGCCGTTCAGGTCGATGTCCCGGTATTCCTTGCCCTTATAATGGCGTGGCTTCTCCAGATGCATCACATGGTTTTCCGTTCTGCTCTCCACGTTCAGGTGTCTGCGCACCGCACCTGCCACGCGCTTGAAAGCGCCGCGAGGCATCAGCTTGAAAAACTCAATGGGCATTCCGGTGGCCTTGACCGCCATGGCGCGGGCAAACGCTGTCGTGGTCTCGCACAGCACCGAGGCCGCCGCCTCGCCCTCACCAAAAAGCTGCCGCTGCACGTCGATAGCGTCCTGCACGGTCAGCTTCTCCAGCCCCGTCAGGTCGATCTCTCCGTACTCCTTGCCCTCGAACCCGTAGGGCCTTGCCAGCTCCACGATGTTCTCGCTCTTTTTTGTCCCCTCGTTTGCGGTCTCCGCCGCCGTGATCTTGTCCTCTGCCATTGGTGTTCGCTCCTTTCAGCGTCGTTTCGTTGTGTGAAAACACGGCCCGCCCCCGTTTGCGCAGGGACAGGCCGTATTGTTTTGCGCCCGTTAGATCAGGCTGTTCACGCCCGCCAGCATATCCGTGCCGTTGACCTTGTAGATGCCGTTGAGCTTGTCAACCTCCAAGAGCTGCTGGCCGTCCACCTCGATCATCAGGTAGGTCAGCTCCAGCGTCACGGTGGCCTCCATGGCCTCGCCCTTTTCCACCTTGCCGGGGTTGAACTTCTTCACGCGCCCGATCTCCACCACGCGCAGGCCCTTGAAGTTGTAGCCGCCCTGCTTGTCGTAGACCTGCTGCGAGGCTCGCAGCGTCAGGTTCACCGTGGACAGGGGAGAGAGCATATCCATGGCGGAGCTGTAGAGCGTGTTGAACTGGATTTCCTGCTCCATGCTCTCAAACTGGCCGATGGTGGGGCTGTCCAGCTCGCCGTTCACGCCCACACCGGAAACGGTGCTGGTTTTCATGTTGACCTCCGGCAGCGTCACCGACGCGGCCACGCCGATCATCTTCGTGCCGTCCAGATAGGCGTTATACTCGTTGATCTTCTCCGGGATATAGTTGTTGGAAATCATCTTCTTTACCCTCCCTTATCAGTTCAGCGCGGCGGAAAGAGCGTCGGGGTCAAACTCGATGATGTCCTCGATGTCCTCCGCAGGGGTGAACGGGGTGATGTACTGGTGGAACGTGATCTTGCCGTCCAGCAGGTCGGCGGTGGTGTTCTCGTCCTCGTTGAACGTGATCTCATAGCGGGCGCACACACCACGGGCCACAAAGCCGTTGCCGCGCACGTTCTCGCTGTCCACGATGGCCTCGATCAGCCGCTTGTTGGCGGGGCTGTCCACTTTCTGGAAGTAGGTCAGGATAAACGTGTTGGCCGCCCACGTCAGGAAGCGGCGGACGCTGAACCAGCGGTCTTTCGGGTCGCTGATGCCGGGGTAGGCCGCCGTGTTGTTGCCCCACAGGCGGAAGCCGTTCATATTCAGCCACGTTGCCACACCGAAGCTGTTCACGGTGTTGGCCTGCTCCTGATCAAGCACCACCTCCGTGCCATCTTCGAGGCAGGCGGCAGAAATGGAGATGGTCTTGTTGCTGGGGCTGACGTTAGGCGTGTCGTTGTTCTGCGCGTCGGTATAGGCTGTCAGCGCCGCCGCCAGTGCGCTGCCGCTGTACACCGTGTTTCCCACCTTGGCAAAAGGCCAAACCGCGTAGGCGTTTGGGTCGCTCACCGCCTGCGCCTCCTTGGTGGTCTTGACGGCGGTGTACTTGGTCGCGCCGGTGTTGCTGCTGTCGATGTCCACAACGCACACCGCACCAAACACGCTGTTGATGCTCTTGGTCTTGGCCTGCAAGGCTGCCGCCACCGTCGCGTCCTTGCTGAAACGCGGGGCCAGCAGGATGCCGGGTGTCATGGACAGCTTCGGATAGACCTGACGCACCACCTCAAGGCCGGTCTCCTTGCCGGTGGAGCTGTCCACACCGCCCACGATGTCCGCCGCTGTCACCTTGCTGGGGTCGATCTTGTTGCCGGTCACGGTCAGGCTCGTTGCTTCCTTACCCGCGCCGGTGGAAAGCACCACGATATTCAGCGTACCGTCGTCGTTCCATGTGGTGGTGTAGTCCGTGCCTGCGGTCAGCGTGTTGGAACCACTCTTGACGGTCAGCCCCTCCAGCAGAACGCCCGTCTCCTCCAGCACCGCCACGCCGTCGTTCACCTGAACGGTTCCGCCGGTGATGGCGATCTTGTGCTTGGCAGGGTCAAGCACATTGATCAGCACCATGGGCGCGATACCCACAACGCTGAAATTTGCGCTGATGCACTCGCAGAGGGTGTAGTTGGCGAAGTCAGGCAGATAGCCCACCGCCTCCACGGCCTCCTTGTAGCTGTTCACCAGCAGAGGCACGTTGACCGCCGCCGCCGGGTCTTTGAGCATATTCACCGGGGCAGTGCCTACGATCACCTGTAAGCCCGCCGTGCCGGTGATGGGCGCGACCATGCTGGTCGCAACCTCGCTCGTGTATACGCCGTGTTTGTATGCCATAGTCTTTCTTCCTCCTTACAGTTCGGATTTGATCTTGCCGTACAGAATGGCCTCCGCCGTTCCTGCGGTCTCCAGCCGCTTTCTCGTCTCGGCAAAGCGCTCCACGTCCACCACCAGCACCCCGGCCTCCGGGTGAATGGCGATGAACGCCTCCAGCGCCTCCGGGATGCCGCCGCGAAACACCGTGTACTGCTTGGCAACGCCGCGCACCGTGGGGCCGCAGTAAACCTGCGTCACGCTCGTATTCTCCCGCTCCGTGGTGGCAGTTTCGGCAGCAGTCTCCGCCGCCGGGATGGTCTCCTCGCTCACAGCGGCATCCGCCGCCAGCTTATCGCTTCTCTTGCTCATACCAGCTCCTCCATTTCTGTGTCCTGTGTCATGGCCGGTGCGGTGCAGGTCAGCGAACACGCCCCGAAGTAGTACGGGTAGGTGTCGTCCTGCTGCATGGCCCACGCGATGGGTTTCAGCACGGTGAACGCCCCGCCGAAATACGGCTTGGTGCATAACCGCTGCACGATGTCCTCCTTGATGTTGGCAACATCCTGATAGCCCTCTCGCTCCTTGCCCTCGTCGTAGGCGCACACGATCAGGCTGAACTCAACCGCCTGCGGCCCGTCGTCGTTCTTGATCTCGCCGCCAGTCATGCGCACAACGATGTACGGGGCCGCCGCCGCGTCCGTGTCCACGTCCGCGTCATAGTCCTCCGGCACCGGCAAATCCTGCTTGAAGATTTTCAGCTCCTTGCGGCTCTGCTGGCCGTTGTATTTCTTCCCGGCGAAAAGCTCCTCCAGCGTTTCGATCAGCGCGTCTTGGCAGAGCTGGGGAGTTCGCCCGATGCCTGCGGCTCTCACCGCATCCATATAGTTCTTCATGGCTTACTTCCTCCTCGCCGCTCGCGCCAGCACCCGCTCTGTCTGCTCCATCAGACGGTCTTGCAGATATTCGGACACCTCCGGCTCCACCATGGGCCATACGGTAGAGTGCATCGCCGAGGCCGACGGGCTTCCCATCGTCACCAGCTTTTCCACCTTACCGTTTTTGTTCCGCCATCTCGGATGCCCCCGCTCCGTGACCGTGTGGCTGGAGCTGGAGCCGATCTGCCGCTGCACCATGCCGATGTGGCCGCTCTTGAACTGCACGAGAAAGCCCTTGCTCATGTTGGCATTGCCCGTCAGCGCCGCCATGGACGAGGCTTTCAGAACACAGGCTTTCACATACTTTGGCGCGTGGTGCAAAACCTCGCGCCCGGTAAAGCGTTCTGTCGGCCTGTGCTGGAAATAACCCAGATCGTTGCGCATCTTTGCGATGTGCAGCTCCGCGCTCAAGCTGGTATTGCTTGCCTTTTTCCGCTGCACAAGGTCTTTCAGGTGCCGCCTGCCCGCCGCGTTCACGGCGTACCGCGCCTTTGCCTTTGCGATCATCAGCTTGCGGGCCTGCCGTGCCGTGGCGTTGATGGCTACCTTGGCCGCCGCCGGGGTCTTTTTCTTCAAATCGCCCAGCGCCGCCGCCACGGTGTCCAGCCCGTCCACTTCGATGGTCAGGTTCCCTGCGTCATAGGTTACTCTGCTCATTGCCGCGTCCTTTCCATGGAAATGCGGTACACGCCCGCCTCCTCCTCGCAGTTGAGGATGGTGTACGACCGCTGCCGGTTTGTCCCCTTGTCCAGAACAAGATGCTTTCCTACTTTCGGCTTCGGCCCGTAGTCGCTCACGCGGATATACAGCACTGTGTAGGCCGTATATAGTCCCGTGTCGAAGTTCTGCTTGGCTCCCGCCTCCCAATGGGCGCTATGCTCTTTGAGCCGCTGATCGTCCACGATCACCAGTGCGTCCTTGCCGTCAACCGTATGCCAGTCCGCGTGTTCGTCCTGCTCAAAGAAAGCCGCGTCGATGTCCGCTGTGGCGCAGTCCTTAAAGGTGAGCGGAGGGGTAGCCCCCTCCGCTCCGCTGTATTCCTGCTTTAGCTCGAACAGCGCCATGTCAGCACACGGTCGCCACCAGCCAGCTATCCACCTTGTCGGGGATGGGCAGCGGGTGCGCCTGCAGCTCCACCATGCGGCGGTCGGGATGATGCTCCACATAGCTGCGCAGGACGCGGCTGGTCTGGGAGGTCACCCACAGGCCGGATGCGTCCTCGATGTAGGTGCAGGCACCGTAGGCCATCATGTAGTTGGGTCTGGAGCTGATCAGGATGATCATGTTGTCCGGGATAAGCGGCTTGGTCTCCGGCGCGTCGGGGTTAGTCCAGTCGTCGTAGTAGACCTCGCCGTAAACGTACATGTCAAGGCTGGGGTCATTCAGGTGGCCGAGGTACTTCACGCCGTTGGGCAGGTCGCGGGGGGCGATCTCGCCGAGGTTCATGCGGCGGTTGTCCAGCATCTTCTGCACGTTGGCATCGGCGAAGAACTTTGCCTTGGCCGTCTTGCCCATGATGATGGTGTCCACGTTGGCGAAGCCGCCGTGCAGCACCGCATCCGTCCAGTCACCAAGGTTGCCGAGGATGTCGGCCTTGGTGCCGCCCCACTTGTTGTCGCCGGTCAGGGTTTTCTTGTTGGTCAGGCCGAAGTCGATGGTCTCGTTCACGCCCTCGCCCACAATGGGGATGGTGCCGGTCACGATGGCCTGCACCGCCATCCACTCCTCGCGGCGCGTGGTCGCGTCGTTCAGTGTGGCGTACTCCTCCATGAGCTTCTGCGCGGCCCTCTGAGCGGGGGTCATGCCGCTGTACAGATCTTCGCCCGGCAGGCGGGTCATGAGCTGGTCAGCGGTTGTCACGTCATAGGGGTTGATCAGAGGGGGCTTGTAGCTCTCGGTCTGGTAGCCGTTGGCTTTCAACACCTTGCCGCCCACGCGGGGATGGACAAAGGCCGCCATGCGGCGGTCGCCTTTCACAAGGTCGATGTCCACGCGCTCGGTAGCGAACGTCTTGACGTTGGTGAAAAAGGTGTCGCGGAAATAGGTGTGTACGGCAGGGGTCTGTCTCACCACCTCCGCCAGATAGCGGGGGGAGTAAATGTTCACTTCGTTAGCCATATTCTTTCTTCCTCCTTACTTCAAGTAGATGCCGAGGTTGCGCAGAGGAACCTCCACGTCCGCAGCGGTGGCGTTGGCGGGCAGCACCAGCGCGTCGGCGAAGAACTCGCCGGAGAGGTACACGATGCCGTCCTCGCCCGACGCGACATCCTCCGCCAGAATGCCGTACAGGCCCGTGGTGGTCACGGTGTAGGGGGCGCTGCTGCCGCTCACGCTGATGGCGGCCAGTTTGCCGTCGCTGTTGAGAACCACGGGAGCGCCGCGCTTCAAGGCAGCGGATGCCTCCTTGACCGCCGTAACGATCTCCGCATTACCCGCGATCAGGTAATCCGGCTGGGTGGAAAAGGTCTTTTTTGCCAAATCCATACTCATGTTCTTTCTCCTCCTTTACTGCTTCTTGCCCATGGACTTGATCGCGTCCATGAACTCGTCCTGCTTGCCCACACCGCCGCCGGTGCCGCCGTCGTTCTTCACGCCGCCGATGCCGCTCTTGTCGGCATCGGCCTTTGCTCCGTTGAGCCATGCGTTGCCGCTCTCCTTGGCAGCTTTCATCATGGCCACAGCGTACTCGCTGGCGCTCACCGGCTTTGTGAACTTGGCCTCGTTCGTCAGCGCCTCGCTGCCGGACAGGGCCATGTCCTCGATGTCGTGGATGCGCTGGCGCTCGTCGCTCGTCGCTTTGTTCGCCGCCGCCTCCTCGATTTCATTGACCAGTGCGGGATAGGCCCCGCGCAGGTCGTCCACGGTCTTGATCTCGTTTGCCATGTTCGTTACCTCCTTATGGCATTTGTTATTTACAGAGCAGGAGGCGGGAGCCGCCTTGTTGCTTTGTACAAAGTTGGGTGCCTTGTCGAAAGGCAGGTGTGTGTTGACGCTGTTGACGAACAGTAGCCCGTCCCGGTTTTCGATCACCGTTCCGTCCGCCTCGTCCGTCAACTCGTCGATAAAGCCGTTTTCCTTTGCCTGCGCCGCCGTCCACCAGCTTGTCTCGTCCATCCATCCGGCCACCTCGTCCTTATCTCTGCCTGTCTTTTTCACATACAGGCCCACGATGCTTTCCCGGATGGCGTTCATCGCCTCGATGTACTTCTGCAATTCCTCGGCGTTGTAGTAGCCGTAAGCGCCCATGCGCACCGGATGCACCATGTAGGTGCTGTCGTTTGCGGCGATCACCTTGCCGCAGTGGCAGGCGACGATGGTTGCCGCGCTGGCGCACAGGCCGTCGATCTTCGCCGTCACCGCCGCCGGGTGCTGTTCAAGCTGGTTGCCGATGGCCTGCGCTGCGAACACGTCGCCGCCGCCGCTGTTGATGCGCACCGTGATCTCGTCCAGCGCTCCCAGACCGGCCAGCTCCTCCGCAAACTGCTTCGGGGTCACCTCGTCGCCCCACCAGCTCGTCTGCGAAATGTCGCCGTAAAGCAGCAGCTCTACCTTGTTTCCTGCCTGATTGCAGAATTTCCAGAATTTCTTGTTTTCGGGCATTTCTGTTTTCCTCCTATTCTCCCGCCGTCTGCGCTTTTCCGATCTCGTCCACCTCGCGCTTGCGCTTGGCCTCTGTCATGTGCAGTTTGATGTTGCGGTTGTAGTCCCCGCCGGTCATTTGCGCCGTCTCCTCCTGCGCCGTGCTGAAACCGGCATCCACTCGCTTGATGGCGGCATCCACCTCCTGTACGGGGTTCAGGTTCGTCCGTGCCGGGCCGTTCCACGCGCAGGCCGTGTACGCCTTGCGCCTCGCTGGGTCGGTGAAAAAGCCCGGCGCGTGGATACGCCCACGGGCGACCGCCTCTGCGAACCACTCCTCATAGACCGGCTGGCAAAAATCGTCCGTGAACCAGTCCCGCTGCATACTACAGGTGCGCCAGAACTCGTTGAGTGCGCCGCGAGCCGCCGAATAGCTGGTGGTGAACTGCTTCATCATCACTTCCGGCGGTATCTCCAGCCCCGCGCCGATCAGGCGGATGGTTGCGTTCGTGAAGTCGTCGTACCCGGTGTTTGGGTGCTTCGGGTCTGCAAACTGCACCTCTTCGCCGGGGTTCAGGTCAATGATGGCCCCCGGCCCCAGCTCGATGCTGCTCTGGTCGGCGTTGTCGATCAGCTCCTCCGCCGGTATCATTTCTCCAAACGGTCTGCCGTCCGACGGGTTTTGTGACTTCACAAACACCGTGAACATGGCGCTGATCACCGCTGCCGTGATCTCCGCGTCCGTGTAGCGTCCAAGCTGTTTCAGGCTCTCCAGCACAGGGGCCAACAGGGGAACGCCTCTCCGCTGGCCGATGCGCTCGCGGCTCATGATGTGCAGCACGTTCCGCCGCCCGGTTGTATCGCCGTAGGCTTCCACTCTTTGCCACGTCAGCCCCGCCGCGTCCACGGCGCTGTTGTTGCCCAGCGGATGCCGGTTGCATATCCAGTAGGCTGTCACCATACCGTCCGCGTCGGTCTCCACGCCCTGCACGATGTTCTGTACCTCGTAGCCCTGCACCGTGCATGGCATCAGCCTGTCAAAGCCATCCGGGCTGCATACCCGGTCTGCCTCGATCAGCCGCACACGCAAGTCATACGGCACTCCCGCCTGATGCTTCATTGGCAGCAGGGCGATGGTGTCGCCGTTCATCAGGTAGCTCAAAAAGGCGAGCTGCTGGAGCTGATAGAAGTTGTCCATTCGCTCTGCGTCGCATACCGGCGTGTCCGCCCACAGGGCGAACTCCCGCACAATCTGCGCTTGCAGCTTCTCCGCCGCCGCCTCGTCCAGTCCCAGATAGTCGCTGTCGAGCTGCGGCGCAGGCATCAATCCGCCCGCCACCACGTTCGTCCGCATGGTTTTCAGCGCCGCCGTGGCCGTTGGGATGCCCATGTAAGCGTCTCGGCTCCGCTGCCGCAGAATGTCGATGTTGTCCTCGATGTCCTCCTTGGCGCTGCCGCCGTTGTACATCCATCCTCTCATGCTCTTTTTCGTCAGGTTGGCTCCGTAGTTGCCGTACCCGCTGTTGATCACGCTCAGCGCGGCTCTCGCCGCCGCCCGCTTCGCCGCGTGGACGGGAGCCACGGTCATGATTGCCCGGTCAAGGATGTTCGGTTTCATCATGCGCTCCCTCCTCATACGTCGCGGGCCACGGCACGATAGGCACGGTTTCGCCCGCCGTGCTTATCCTCTGCCTCCGCCTCCGCCAGCTTTCCGGCCCAATATTCCATTTCCTCACGCACCTGCTTTAAGTCGGCTCGCGTCAGCATACGGCTGCCGATCTGATAGCTCTGGCCGGTGGCGATGGCCTCCTCCGCCGCCAGCCATGTGTTCAACTTCTTTTGACAGATTTCTTTCGTAAAGACTGCCAATTAAATCCCTCCTCGCCTCCGGCGGCCTGCCGGACGTTTTCTGATGGGCTTTGCGATCTCGCCCTCCTGCAAAATGGGGTTGGCGATCTCCAGCGCCGCCGTAGCGTAGTTGCGCAGGTCAAGTGGCTCGTTGCGCTTGTGCTTGCTGTCTTTCAGCTCCCACGCCACAACACTTCTGCCCTTGCGCCAGCGCACCACCATTTTCTCGGCTGTCAGGCCGATAAAATATTGCTCGTCATAGCCCGCTTCCTCATTGAGCGGAAAGTGGCAGTAGTTCGGCCCCTTGGTCTCATGCCGCAGTCGTTGATACAGCAGGGCCTTTCCCGCGTCCACGCCGATGATGAACAGCGGCGTTTTTACGCGGTTGTTGGTGGTGGGATTTCGGATATATGGCACGTCCGCGCCGCCCTTGCCCTTGATCGACCATATCTTTCGCTCCCACCGTTCCGCCGTGAAGCGGTATACCTGATCTGTGTGGTGTCCGCCGGTGTCGATGCAGGCGCTCATGATGTGCAGCACCGCCCCGTCTTTCTTCTTGAACCCCCCCAACAGGAAATTGTCGAGGTCTTGCCATACCTGCTCTTTCAGCATATCGCCGTATATCTTCTGGTAGCGGATGCCCCAGCTCTCCTTGCCGATGCCCCAGCCGACCACCTCCACCTCGAAGCGGTCGTCCTGCACGTCCACACCGGCTGTCAGCACCAGCACTCCCTCCGGCACGTCTGCGTCGTACAGCTCTCGCCGGTTCAGCAGCGCGGCATCCTCCACCTGCTCTCCCTGCTCCTCCCACGTCTCGCCCAGCTCCGTGTTCACCCAGACTTTCATTCCCTCCGGGTTTCCCTGATCGAGCTGTTCCTTTGCCACAAGGAATTTCTGCACGATCTCTTTCCATGAGCAGAACGTGGAAGCCAGCGTATTCAGGTGAAAGCCCCGCGCCTCTGCGCCGGGGTTCTCCGGCACAAAGCGACCGCGCTTGCTTGCCTGCTTCCACTTGTATTCTCCGTTCACTACACCGCAGCGCTCGCACTTATACAGCACCTCGCCCTGCGGGTCGTCCTTGTCAAATACCACGTTGGCCCACACGAGGGGTTGATACTCCCCGCACTCTGGGCATGGCACGTTCCATTCCTCCCGCGTGGACTGGTTGAACTCCGTTTCGATGCGGCTCTGGCCCTTAATGACCGGCGTGGAGACGATCACCGTCTTTTTGTCCCAAAAGGTCGTCTGTCGCTTCTGGGCCAAGGATAGCGGGTCGCCCTCCGTTCCGGCGCTGGCCGGGTAGCGGTCAACCTCGTCCGCCAGCAACACCTTGATGGGACGGCTGGCAAGGCCCGTTGCGCTGTTCGCGCCCACGATGGTGATGTGGCCACCGGGGAAATTCTTCTTCATGATGGTGTTGCCGGAATAGCGGCTTTTCACGTCGATCTTGTCCCGCAGCTCCGGCGTGTCCCGTATCATTGGCGCGAGCCTGTCTTTGGAAAAGGTCTGTCCCATGTCCAGCGTCGGTTGCATCACGAGGATGGGAGCCGGGGCGTAGTCCATGTAGTAGCCCAGCGGATTGAGGATGAAAGCGTCGGTCTTGCCGATCTGCGCCGCGCTCATGATCACCACCTTGCGGATGTGCGGGTCGCCGATTGCGTCCATGATCTCCCGCTGGTATGGTGCCTTGTCCGTGTGCCAGCGCCCCGGCTCCGCGCTGCTCTCCGCCGACAGCACCCGGTATCGGTCTGCCCACTCCGAAAGCGTCAAAGCCGGGGGCGGTTTCAGCACCGCCGCGCACCGTGCCAACAGCTCCAGCGTCGGCTTTGGCAGATCAATGATCTTTCGCTTTTTCATCGCTCTGCTTCCCCTGCGGCCAGTAGCGCTCATATTCTTTTCTCACGCAGCGAGGGAACATACACAGCACCTTGTCCTCGCTGGTCTGCACCCGCCACACGCACCCGCTACATGGGTGTTTCTTTTTCTGCTTCTCCATCGTTCTCACCGTCCTCCGCCGCAAAGGCCACCCGGTAATCGCTCATTTCCTCCAGAATTTCCTCGATGGCCCCTTTCAGCTCGTCGAAGATACCCGTCTGATCTCCGCCCATGGTGGACAGGGTGGGAGAGAGCTTGGCGGGCAGCGCCAGAAAGCGGCTGCGGATGTTCAGGAACATGGACTGGATGCCCCGCTCGATGTCCGCCGTGCGGTGTACCTCACCCCGCCGCAGGTCGTTTTCCATTTCCGCCGCCTCACGCTTTGCCCGCGTCAGCATCATGCGCTCGTTTGTCAGCGTTTCCTTGCCCGCGCCGCCGATGTAGGTGATGTACCGTGCCACTGTTGGCTGTAACTCGTAAAGCCCCGGTCGGGCCTCCACGATCACGCCCTCGTCCCGAAGCTGGCGCACCCGCCGCTCCGTCAGGCATAACCACTGGGCCACTACTTTGCTTGTGTAGAGTGTCATTTCATCTACCGCCCTTCCCCCAGACGAACCGCTGTGAAGATTGCCGCAATCGCCGTGACCAGCATACCCAGCATTTCCAACTGCGTGACTGCCAGAAAGCAGCACACCGCTGTCCATCCAGCTATGACCACCGCCGTCGGCACAATCCCCCACGGATGCGGAACCGCCAGCGCCCCACCCAGCAAAGCCGCAGCCAGCAACACACCGCCCAGCAGGATTGTTAAAATGCTTTCCATTATGCCATCTCCTCTGCGTCCTCTCCATCCGTTTCCGGGTCTGGTACATCCACCGCGCCGGTGGCTCTCATACGCAGCAGCTCCAGCTTTTCCCGCTCCAGCGTCATGCGCTTTTCGCTCTCCTCCAGCGCCCGCAGACTGTCCGCAATCTTGGCGATGCGGCCCTGCACCTTGTATAGCGCCTCCTGCAATTTCAGCACACGGCTGAACGCGCTGTCCTTGCTGTACATTCCCATGCTCTGTAAGGCACCGTCCTGCTTGTCCTTGCCACGTCCGCCCGGCACTCTCATGTCCATCAGGCTGTTGATGTACAGGCTGTCCTCCGGGGCTGCCTCATACTCCGCGATTTTGGCGAGTATCTTATGCTCCCGGAATTTCAGGATTTGCATTTCATGCTCCAGCGCGGCGCGGCTTCCCAGCGGTGTGCGCTGTACGATCTCCCGCTCCGCGTCCGAGAGCATATCAAAAAAGACGGCGCTGTACGCTCCGTCCTTTTCTGCGTTCTTATTTCCCGCCGGTGCGCCCGCATGGCTTCCGGCAGCGTTTTTCTTTCCCACGCTGTTGCGGTTTCCCGGTTGACCGCCCCGCCGCTTCTTTGGCAGAGCTTCATCCCACTTGTCCGCTGCTTTCCAATTCCGCAGGGTTTGATAGCTCACACCCTGCTCCTGCGCCAGCTCCCGCAGGCTTACTTCCTCGCCCGCCGCCTTGCGGGCGATGTATGCAGCCTTGGCGGTGTCGCGCGACTTGCTCCGCTTCGGCATTTCACACCTCCAGATAGTCGTACATCCCGCCCGGCCTACGGAAATACCCCGCGTAGGAACGCAGGGCTTCGACCGGCGCAGGACGCACCAACGGCAAAGCCCGCAGCGTTTCCGCCACGGGCTTTATTCCACGCTATGATATTATCACGAAAAACCTGCGGAAGTTGCTAATCCCGAAAAATTTTTTCGGGCTATCCGCCTTAATATCCTCTGACCTCTTTTCTGCTCAAATAGAGAACGTGTGATATGTAGTATTCAAGTGCGCTCCCCGCATCGTGGTTGACCTGTTCCTGTATCTTCCACAGGACTTCTTTTTCATAGTCAAAAAGTCCTGTCAGTCCGGGACATCTTATCGTTTCGTTGCACAGGCTTTCCACATTGTACCTCAATGCCAGCCTATCTTCACATCCTCGCATCAAGCCCGCGATCAGGCAGGCCCGCAGCGTGTCCTTAAAATTCCTCGTGTTCTCCAGTTCCCACATCGGATAGGTTTCTATAAACCTAAACCTGCATCGAGGAATATCATAGTGTGCGAATATAGTATGCTTCTTTCCCGAAGTGTGCGCAAAGCCCCATTTTTTATCAAAGTCTCGGTAGGCTGCAACAGCCCCACCATAGTTCAGATTTCTAAGCGACATTGCGGCGCAACGTATCGCCGCTTCCTCGTCCGCGCGGTACTCCAAGATAACGTTCTTTCCTTTTTCCGTAAGTCGGAACAAACGCCCCCTGTGCTTTCTCCGGTCGATCTTAACGCCGCCGTTAAGCAGCTTTTTGGCGAGTGTGTGCTTGTTCCCGCTTTTTGAAACGCCGTGTTCTTCGGCAAGTTTCTCCATTTCTTCCCTCGTATAAAGCTCCGCCATTTCCTCGCACGGCTCCAGCGGCGCAATCAGCCCACTTTTCCGCAGAGCTGAATAAGCCGTACTCTTTTTCCCAAAGTCAAGATAGGAAATGTCCTCATCCGAAAACGGTCTTTTTCTCTCCATGTTAAACAGAAGTATTGCGTACACAAGTCCGCGAGGGTCAGCGTGTCCCTCTCCTGCCAGCGTCTCGAATGTAGGCAGCCCTGCCGGATATAACCGTTCCCGCTCGACCGTCATATCTTTTTGGCGGTATTCCTCCGCAGGAGTTCCATATTCGACACCTGCTTTTTGTTCTTCTTTGGCTTTCCCTGTGCCGTTGTTAAATCCGTCCCAGAATGCCCTTACCAACTCCCGCAACACTCCCATGATACGCCGCCCCTCCTCTGCACATTATCCCTCGTCACCGCGTTCTCCACCTCGGCATATTGTAAATCTTTTCTACTTTTTTCTCTGCTTTCTTATAATTTGTAAATCTTTATTACAAGATTATCTGTAAAAAATGGTATTGTCAAGCAGAACAGGAGGTGCGGCTTATGAAAATATATGATTACTCCGGGCGGGCCAATATCTCCGGCGACCGAATACATCAGGCGCGAACTGCCCAACGCCTATCCCAAGATGTCCTTGCCGCCAAGATGCAGGTCTATGGTGTTGGTCTGGGGCGAGAGGCAATCAGCCGCATTGAGACCGGCGACCGTTTCGTGACCGATTATGAGCTTGCCATCTTCGCCCGCGTTCTCGGTGTTTCCCTCGTATGGCTCACCGGCGATCTGGAACAGAAAGAATAATAGCGGAGCTGCCAACAGACTGTAGGCAGTTCCGCTTTTCTATTTCCCGGCGCGGCATCGTCGTCCCGCTCTCCCTCTGCCCATTTTCGTGATGCCACGAAAATGATACCCGCCGTCAGATGCTTCACCGCCGCCGACCTCTGCGCAGCCCGCATCCCCTCGCGCATACGCGAGCGCCCGCCCGTTCCATATATACAGCCGCCCGCCTTTCTCGTCATCAGCCGCCGCATAGGCGGCTTCTTTTTTGCCCAAAACCGCCCCGTTTTCTTCCTCTGTCGCATTTTTGACCCCGCCAACTTTTCCCGCCCCGGCTCCCCGGAAGCGATTTTTTGACCCCTTACCTAAAAAAATTTTGGGCTTCCGAACCCGCAAAGGACGACTGCCGCGCCGCCAGTACCTCGCGCGGGCGCGTTTAGAATTTCGCGCGGGCCTGCGCGTCGTGGTATCTTCGCGGGCGCGGGCGTTTGGTATCTCCTGCGGCCTGCTGGCTGGCGGCGCTGTCGGATGGCTGGCCTCTCTGGCGGTGGATGGCTCGCGCTGGCGCTGCGCCTGTGCGCCTGCGCGGCATGGTATTCCTGCGCGGGCCTGCGCGTTTGGTATCTCCTGCGCCCGCCCGGCTGGCGGCGCTGGCGGATGGCTGGCCGTCCTGCCGACTGCCGGAGCTGTCCGCCGTCCTGCCGACCGTCTGCCCGCCGTGCCGACCGCCGCCCCCATCGGAGCCGCCCACCCCGACCGCCTGCCGCCGGTGGATGATCTGCCGCCGCGACCGCCTGCCGCGCCGGTCTGCCGATCTGCCGCCGGGCAGGCCGGAGCCGCCGCCGAGGGTATTTACCGCGCCCGGTATCGTCCCCGGATAAGCTAAGCTAATATGCCCCCTATAGTCCCCCCAGCCACAGCGATTTGCACAGAAAACGCCACGGAATTTTGTGCAAAAAAACTTCCCCACGTCCCCCCTAAAGGGGGACTGGGGAACGAAAACAGCCCTATTGACGGCGCAAAAATCCGCCGCTATCATGCATGGCAAGCGGACGGCCACAGCGACCGCCGCCCAGCGAACCGCCGACCACGGCGACCAGAAAGGGGAGGTGAACATGACCACGCCGAACACAGGCGAATTGCTTGTACAGCAAGCGCAGGAGGCCGAACGGCTCCGGCTCCTGATACTCGCTGACGAGTGCAAGACCATCGAGGAGTTCCGCGAAAAGCTCCGCGAGCGGCTGAACAAGTAAAGCGCCGGGCCACCCCAGCAAGGCACGGCCCGACGCTACACACCCGGCACGGGCAGCGAGTTCGCCGCCGCCCGGCCACGGCTAAAGCATAGCACACCCGCCCGCAGAACGCAAGCCCAGCAGGGCAGGCCGAAAAAATTTCCCCCTACGGGGGAACACCCCAGCCCCGAAAAAAATTTCAAAAAAACGCTTGACAAAATACACGGTGCCGTGTTACATTCGAGCCACAGCAAACAACACGACACCGTGTACAGGCCGCCAAGGCCGGAAAGGAAAAACGCCATGACTAACAACGAGATCATTTTTGAGAACGTCCGCGCCAGCTTCACCCCCGCCCAGCTCGCCGAGCTGGTGAACGCCACCTACACCGCCGAGCAGCTCGCCGCCCGCCGCGCCAACGTCACGATCACCGTTGACGAGGGCAGCGCGGACACCGCCGAGGACATCTTCACCGCCATGCTCGCCGCCGATCAGTTCCACACGTTCGCCGAGTGGAAGCGCATGGGCTACAGCGTGAAAAAGGGCGCAAAGTCCGCCATCACCTGCCAGCTCTGGAAGTACACCGACAAGCCCGGCAAGGCCGTCCGCGAGGCCGCCGAGGCCGCCGGAAAAGACGCGCCGGAGACCGACCCGCATTTCTACATGGCAAAGGCCCATTTGTTCCACGCCTTACAGGTGGAGAAGTCCAAGCGTTGACCCAGCGCAAGCGGATACTTTAGCAGGGCTGCACCGCACAAAGCAACCCAGCCCCAGAAGCAAAACCCAAAAACAAGATCAGGAGGAACACAAGATGAAATTCACAGGACGCTACACCGCCGCCACCGCCAAGGCCCTGAAAGGCTCGCTGCGCCTCGTCTGCCAAGTCACCGAGGACGGCACGATCTACGTATGCAACGGCTTTCTTCTCTGCACCATGAACCCGCCGGAGTACGCCGCCACCGTGCAGGGCTTCACCTGCTGCGAGCCGGGCAACTGGACGCTTGACAAGGACGGCAAGCACGAGGACGACGCACACAAGCTCGATCTCGTCAGGCTGTACGCCGACACGCTGAAAGCCAACGCCGACGCGCAGCCCCTCCAGCGCTCCCCGCTGACCGTGCAGACCCCCAAGGCCGCCGCCGTCTGCTACTACAACGCCGCCGCCGATTTTGCCGCGATCTACGACACAAAATTCATCGCCGCGCTGCACCCCGCCGCCCAGCTCCGCACCACGTCCGCGATCTCCGCCGCCGTCGCCTATTGCGACAATGAACCGTTCGCCGTGGTCATGCCCATTAAGGCCGAACCCGAAACCGTCCGCGCCGTCCGGGCCTTTTTCACCGAGGCCGCCGAGGACAACGCCAAAACCGGCGAGGCCGACAAGCTCCGCGCCGAGCTGGCCCAGTCTCAGGAAGAAGCCGCCGCGCTGCGTGGCGATCTGTACCGGGCGGCAAACGAGATCGACGAGCTGAAAAACAAGCTGGCCGAGCTGCACGAAACCAAGACGGAGCAGCCCGCCGCCGAGGCCGTCGAACCCAAGACCGCCGCCGAGATCATCGCGGCCCGCTGGGCAGAGGTGGACGGCCTGACCTCCACCATCAAGGGCGCGACCACCGCCGCGCCGGTTGTCTGGCTGGCCGGAGACACAAAGCCCCACGAAAAAGAGATCGAAGCCGCCGGGGGCAAGTGGAGCGGCAAGAAGAACGCCTATTATTTCCGCGTCGCCTGACCCAAAACCCGCCGCCGAATGACCCCCAGCAGCCGGACACCTTGGACGGGCCGCACCGAACAAAGCGACCCGACCCCACGCGCAAAACCAAATCACAAATCAGGAGGAACACAACATGAAAACCGCCGGATATTGGGCTTGCAGAAACGAGATCATCGCCGCCCACCTCGCCGCCCCACACAGATACGAACCGTTTACGGAGCTTTTCGACGTGGCCCAGCTCGACGCCATCCGCGACAAATACGGCGTTGACCTTTACCGCGAATGCTGCGCAGACGCAGGCCGCGAGATCATGGCAGTGGCCGACATCGTAACATACTTGCGGATGCTGGGCGTAGAGTGCAAGCCGATCTTCACCCCGGACGACTGCCACGTGAACTATATCGCCGTGTTTTCCCTTGGCAACACAACCGCCCAGCGCATCAACGAGATCGCCCGCAAGGCTGATCTTTGCGTCCTGTTCCAGTGTCCCACCCACTAACCAAAACCACAAAATGGAGGTATAAACCATGAAAGCACTTGAACGCAAGATCAACGGCACCTTTGCCCCCATCCCCGGCGGCTACGCCCGCCAGATCGACCCGCAAACAACGCTTTTCGTCCCGGACTTCTCCGCCGCCCGCTACGACCCCAAAACCGGCGAGCTGTTCGGCTACGCCCCGGACTACGCCGCATTAGAGGCAGAAAAGGCCCCCGCCGTGCAGGCCGACAAACCCGGCGAATATGTCTACTGCTACGAAATGCAGCAGGCCCCCACGGGCTGTGACTTTGCCGCCGATCTTTCCTACTACGGCAAGCATTACTTTCTCCGCCCGCTCCGCGACGACCTGCCCCAGCTCCACGGGCGCGGCATCAGCTACGACGAGGAGCGCAACACCTACACCGTCACCACCCGCGCCTATGACAAGCTGAAAGAGCAATACCGCATCCGCTATGAAACCTGCCTCGACTGACCACAAAACCGGATACCTTGGAGCCGCCGCACCGGACAAAGCGACGGCACCCCATAAGCGAAACCCCAAAACACAAAACGGAGGTACACACCATGTACGAACAGACAAGCATGATCTCCACGGCGCAGGCCGAAGCAAAGCCCGCCGCCCGCTACTACGAGATCAACGAGGACACGGCCCGCAACGCTCACTACTGCGTCCACATGAGCGACTACCAGCCCGGCAGCGCCACCAACAGCTACCGCGCCGCCGTGGACGAGGCCGCCGCGCTGGTGGAGGCGCGTAAATCCAAGGTCAGCCCCTACTACCACGACAAGCTCGACGCGCTGCTTGACCGCTACGCCCGCCGCCTTGCTCAATGGACGAACGACTACAACCGCAATCAGGCCAGCTATCCCAGCCAGTTCATTTCCGGCGCAGGCAATTACAACATGAAAAAGCACGAAAAGCAGATGTCCCGCGAGGACACCCTCTGGAAAGAGTACGACGAGATCAAGGCCATCTTGAACAAGATCGAGGCCGTCGGCACCGGCGCGGTAGACCTCGCCGACCCCCACGCCCGCGAAATGCTCACTGACCAGCTCCAAAAGCTGCAAGCCCAGCTTGACCGCAACAAGGCTCTGAACGCCTATTACCGCAAGCACAAATCTTTTGTCGGCTTTCCCGGTCTGACCGCCGAGGCCGCCGCCAAGCTCACCGCCGACTTTGCCGACACCTGCCAGCGCTGCCCGTGGGTAAAGCACCCCATCCCCGACTATGAATTGACCAGCCTGCGCGGCAAGATCAAGCGCGTACAAGCCCGTCTTGACGAGCTGGACAAGCGCACGGAGCAGGCCGAGCAACCCGCCGAAAGCACAAAATTCTCCGGCGGCGAGATCGTCCGCAACCTCGAAGCCGACCGCCTCCAGATACTCTTTGACGAGAAGCCCGACGAGGAAACCCGCGCCGCGCTGAAACAAAACGGTTTCCGCTGGTCTCCCCGCTACAGCGCGTGGCAACGCCAGTTGACCCAAAACGCCGAGATCGCTGCCCGCCGCGCCCTCGGCCTGACCGAATAACAAAACCGCCCAGCAAGTTACCAGCAAGTTAAACGCCCGCCCCGGAGGTCACGAGGGCAGAAAGGACACAACATGAACAGCTATCCCAACATCATGTATTTCTTCCATGACGGCAGCACCTACCTCGTCCCGCACTATACAAACGTCTCCGGCCTCGCCGTTATGTTGGACGAAGCGCGACGGGCCGCCTATCTGGATATGACAAAAAGCAGCGCAGATCACGCCGTCTACGCCGTGAAGCATTACGACCCCAAAACCGGCGATGTCGTAAAGGCTGACATTTATGCCCCCGCCGTTCTTCTGAACGAAGCCGAGTTTACCAAGCGCACCGACGCACAGATGCATGAAAGTCCCGGTTGCTATATTCTCGCGCTCCACGCCAGAAAATAACCACAAGCTGACCTATCGGCAAAACGGGGAGAAAGGGGCCTTATGAAAGCCAAACTGAACGATGCGCAGGCCCGCGCATATATCGCGGGCGACCCAAGCGAACCCGCGCAGGAGATCGAGCGCAAGCACATTCTTCATTTGACAGCCTGTTTGCAGGAAGCAGCGGGCCGCCCCGGCATGAACCTTGCTGGCCTGTGTAAAACCGCCGAGCGCTATGTCCAAAACCATCAGTGCACAGAAAACCGGCAGGAGTTAGCCTTGCTGATCGCGGCCCGCGATGCCATTAAAGCCCGCGCCTCCGCCAAAATTGCCCCGTAGACTTTTACACGCCCGCGTGTTATAATGCGACAAAACAAAACCGAACAGGGAGGCAGACCATGAACGAAGTCCCCGAAGTATTCCCCGCGTACCGCCTCGTCGCCGAATTTGCCGACGGCCAGCGCCTCACCTTTGACGGCCTCACCGAGCAGCAGGCACAAGACCGTATGGAGGCGGCGCAGGCCCAACACGGCGATATATGCTGGTATGACGGCGTGACCGATCAGCACTACGAAAACGGAAAATATTACAAGCTCACCCCGCAGCCGCCGGAGATCATCGTGATCGACCTGACAGACTGCCCCGACGAGCCGGAAAAGGAGGATTGACCATGCCCATACCCGAAAGCAAGCGCCGCAACAACGATATTTACAACGCCAAATGTGACCGCATCAGCGCCCGCCCCATTAAGCCCATCGGCAACGCCATCCGCGCCGCTGCCAAAGCCGCCGGGCAGAGCGTACAGGCGTATGTGCTGCAAGCCTGCGAAGAACGCATGAAGCGCGAGGGCCGACCGCTGGAGCTTGACAGCCCCGCCGACGAATAACACAAATCCGACGTGCTATCGTGCAGAACAAAACCCCGGCAGACCGTACTAAAACGGCCCGCTGGGGCATTTTTATCTTCTCTTGCTGCTGTACAGGTATCTGCACCGCCGCCGGAGCGCTTTTCGCCTCGCTCTCCGCACAAAAAGCCACCTCACGCCCTCCACCAGCTTTTCCACAAAATCCACGGTCTTTTCCTCCCATTCGCAAATTGTTTTTCCAGCGCCGCCCCGACGATCACGGAAACCATTTCGCGCCACGCGCGAAGTCTCGAAAAACTTGTTCCTATAAGGCTGGTTTTCCTGTTCCGCCGCCTCTGTGTTCCGGCGCAAGATCAGGCGGCAAAGCAGCCCTTACTCAGCCCCGCCGGACAGGCCAAAATTTTTTGCCGCTTATTATGTACGCGCGCGCGACGCGCGACGGGCCAGCGCCTCCGCTTCCGGCAGCTCCTCCAGCACCTCGCCCAGCCGCTCCATGGCCCTTGTGTGCCAATCACGGGCCGTGCTGTCCGCCGTCCCCATCCTCGCGCTGATCTTCGCCCAACTGTACCCACGCACATAGCGCATCACAATGACCTCTTTGTACTTACCGTTCAGCGCGTCCAGACAGGCGCGAATACAGGCTTCATCCCCGGACAAAACCCGCTCCGCCTCCGCAATCTCCGCCAGCCGCTCGCTCACGCCGTTTTCCAGCGCCCGCAGCCCGCTTTCCTCCGTCGGCTTTCCCGGCGACGAACCGCGCGGCATCCCGTCACACGCCAGCCCTCGCAGTCCGTAATAATTGCCCTCCAATTCCGCCCGCTCCTGCCGCAGCAGGCGCAGCATCCCCGGAATTGCCTTGTAGTACAGGGCTATGTGCTTCACGCTGCCATACCGCATCCGTCGCCTCCTGTTCTTGGCTCTGCGCCAAATCTCCTTGCCTGTGGTGTCAATCCAACGTTTTCCCGAAGATCGGCTCTTTCGCGTCGCTCTCATCCACATCCACCGGCTCGCCGAGAATGTCTGTCATGCGCCGGGCCAGCATATTGTAGCCGAACCAGTCCCCGCCCTCGGCCCACTCGTTGAACTGCCGGAATACGTCCTCCGTGGCGCGGACGGTCTCATTCAGCCGCTCCACGCCAAAGCCGAGGGCCTGACGCGCCCCCAGCGCATAGCATTTCACCACGATCTCCGCCGCTTCCCGCCGTTCGCCCAGCAAGGCCCAATCCCGGTTGCTTTTCGGTGCTTTTGACGCGGGCAGCACAAAACGTTCCGTCAGCAGGCCCTCCAGCTCCTCGTTCAGCTTCTTTTTCGCCCGCTCCATGCCCACGCCGCGCTTGTTGACGGCAAACCGCTCCAGCGCGCCGTTTGCGGCGTTGATCACGCGGTCAAGCCGGTCTTTCCCGATGCCGTAGCGGTCATGCAGCGCAACCATGAAGCACAAAGAGATCACATGGCCCGCCGCCTCCCGGTTTTTCTCCACCCGCTCGCTCTCCGACGTTTTCCCCCGCAGATAGCGCGTCTGCGCCTGACGGGCCGCGTTGGTGCCAAAATGCGCCGGGATATGCTTATTTCTCCTCATGCTCCGCCTCCAGTTTCCCGCAGAACCGCCCGCACATGGGGCAGAACTCCGCGCACAGCACATTCAGCCCGCCGCCCCGCGCCGTGCTGTCCATCACAAGGCGGGGCCTGCCGTCCTCGCCGTATTCCAGCCAGAACGCCGTGCCGTCCACGGTCTCCAGCTTTTGGTGCCGCTGGCACAGGCCGCACACGGGCATTTCCTCCCGTTTCTGCTCCCTGTCCTCGAACCACGCCAGCTTTGCAAGGGCCACCTCGTAGCCCCTGCTGGAATACACGCGCCCGTCTTTGTCGTAGTGCGTCAGCCGTTTTTCCCACATGATGATACCTCCTCCGCCAGCTCCCGCCAGCGTTTGATTTCTTCCTTGTCCTCCGCCGTGATGATCTCCGTGAATTTCCAGCCCGCCGGACGGGCGATCAGCTCCAGAAACACCCGCCGCCGCACAGGATAATCCCGCTGCATCCGCCGGACAAACTTGCTCTTGACCTCCACGATCTCCACCGTGCCGTCGGCATAGGTCAGTCGGAAATCCGCCGTGTACTGAACACTCCGCAGCTTCACCCCGTTGTATTCTCCCGCCGGGAACAACAGAAAGCACGGGTGCGCTTCCCACTTCACAATCTCCCCGCGTCCAACCTTTGGCGCGACGGTGCCGACGTAGTATTCATACTCGCCCCGGCTGTCAAATTTCAGCCCGGACATGGCAGCGGCACGGGCCGCCGCCGTCACGGTGTCGCCCCGCTTTTTCCCGCGCCCGGCAAGCTGTGCCTCTGCCTGCGCCCGGTAACGCGGCGGCAGATCGGATAGCTCCAGCCGGTACGCCATTCACAGCACCTCTTCGTTCTTTTCTCTCTGCGTCGCTATCATGTCCGCGTAATGTAACTCCAGCACAAGCGGCGTTCTTTCCATGGCGGCATTCAGCGCACGGCTCCCTCCACGGAAAGCATCGTCATACGCGCCCATGTGCCAGCGGATGGCAAGGGCCTCGTCGTCCGTCAGCTCCATGTGCTTCATCACGAGATAGGCAGACTTCTCCCCGTGTCCCATGGGTATCTGATCTTTCACGGTATAGTCAGGATATTCCCCGGCATAGTAGTTCGCCTTGCACACGTCATGCAACAGCGCCACGATGGTCTGTGTCTGCGGCGAATACAGACCGCGCAGATTGAAATTCCCCAGCAGGGCATAATACACATTCAGGCTGTGCTTCACCAGCCCGCCGGGATAGGCCCCGTGAAACCGTGTGCTGGCCGGAGCCGTGAAGAAATCCGTGCTTTTCAGCCACTCCAGCAGCTTGTCCGCGCCCGGCCTCGTCACCTGTGACAGAAAAATTTGCTCGAAGCGTTCGGCATCGTTCATTTTCATTTCCTCCTGTTCGCTCTGCGGCTTTTCTTTTTCTGCCGTGTGGCAGCTCTTTTCTTCTTCACAACGTATTTTCCCGCTTTGTCCTTTCCGCGCCTGTGAACGCGGCCCTCTCCGGTGATGCGCGACGGCTCGGCGATTGGCACCCCGGCGATTAGCCGCATTTCACGCAGTGACATGAACTGGTAGTCATTTTGTAGCATTTCTTTCCCTCCTTGGTCGATATATATTTCCTCGCCCGTGCCAGCACTCGGCGCGGCGCAGGATCACAACGGTATGCCGCTGTCCGGCGTTGCTCACCTTGGTTTCCACGCGGTTGAGCGTGTAGCCGGGGTATTTCTGCTCCCAGAACGCAGCGTCGTCTATGTACACGGTGCTGGCCTCCTCCAGCTTTTTGCGGCTCCACTTGGTATCGTTGGGCGGCGGTGTCTTGGGCTTTTCCAGTCCACGGCTCTGCCGCCAGCTTCGGGCGCACCGTTTGTTCTTGTTGATATATTTTACAAGGCCCTCCACGCTTCCGTGGTCAACGGTGAGATATTCCCCTCGTGTTAGGCCAATGCTGTTTCCGTTCTTATCGCTCCACAGCTCCTCCAGCACGTCACGGGTCAGTCCCTCTGTGTGCTGGATGATCGCGTGGTGATGATGGCGGCCACAGATCGTCCCGTCTGCCATCACCGTTGTGTATTCCGTGGCGGCTACCCACTTTGGGCGCTCCACGCCGTTCTTGTCGCACCAGCGATACACCCGCTTGATGTAATTCGTCCAGTCCATATCCGCCCGCTTGGTGTCTCCCGGCGCTGGCAGATGATCGTCGTCATAGGTTCCCGTCCATGAGAAGTCGCCCTTTCCGAAGTTGGCGTTTACAAGCTGCACATGGTATCTCTTGGAGCGGTTGTCGTTGTAGGTCTGCTGGGCGAGGGTACAGGCTTCTTTCTTCTTTGCTCTCCGGCTCGCCTTGTGCTGCTTTGGTGTCACGGGGTACAGATCAACCTCCATGTATCCCGCCGTGGCGTAGTCCTTGCCGCAGATATGCTTTTGTTCCCGATAATACAGGCTCATGCGGCCACGCCTCCCTCGTTTTTGCGTGTATGCGCCGTCACCGGCTTGCATACGGGCCATTTCAACAGTCGTATGCCGTCAGGCACACCCCTGTTTCATGGCTTGTCCCTTAACTTACTGCTGGTATACCAGCCCATTGCGGCCCCTCGGCCGCAGCAGAAATTCTCTCCGGCACCGCCGGAAACAGGTCTCGCTTCAACCGGCAAGGCCGCGCCGCTCTCACGGCGCGACCGCATCCGGTCGTCAGATTGTCGTTGTCTCCGTCAAGATCGGTGCGAGCATCTTTTCTCTCGCCGCCTCGTAGAAACTCTTGTCCACCTCGAACCCGTAGGCGCTGCGCCCCAGCTCGTAGGCGGCGCGTAATGTGGTGCCGCTCCCGGCCACCGGGTCGATCACCACGTCGCCGGGGTCTGTGAACACTTCGATCAGGCGTTTCAATACGCCCACCGGCTTTTGCGTGGGATGTATCTTCGGGTACTCCTTTCGGCTGTCCCGCTCCCAACGGAACCAGTCAAAAACCATGTGCTTTCCGCCGTCCTCGCCGACGTTGCGGAACTTCGGCAGCTTGTCCCGGTAGAGGACGACCGCAAATTCCGTCGCGCCCACGATCTTCATGTTGGCTTTTAATACCTGCGCGGAATAGTTCTTGCAGAAAAATAGCGGATAGCTTTTTGCAAATCCGTACCGCTTTCCGTACTCGATCACGGTCTGCATCTGCTCAAAGGCGCAGAACACGATCATGGCCGGGGCCTGTCCCTTTTCCTTTGGCTCTTTCTTCAACAGCCTGTTGCAGAAGTGCATATACTCCGCGATCTTGAACGTACCGTCCGTGTGGAAAAAGCTCTGCTTTGCCAGCTTGCTTTCCCCGTTCTTGTTGTCGCCGCCCTGATACCACATGGGATTACTGGCATAGGCATCCGCGCCGATGTTGTATGGGATGTCCGCGATTACAAGCTGGGCTTTCGGCACATTGTACCGCTTGAAATTCTGGAAATTATCGTGGTATAGCTCACATTTCATATCGTTTTCTCCCTGCGCCGCCGCATCCGGTAGCACAGCTTCCCGCACCTGCGGCAGACGATGTAATTTGTGTGATACTTCCCGCCGTGCCGGTCGCTCCGGCGGCGTGTGACCTCTATGTATTCCGTCTTGCACGGGCTGTGCAGTCCCAAGCGGCAAAGCAGCGGCTTCATCGTCCGTCACCTCTGATTTTCCGCTCAAACTGCTCGATTTCTCTCACGAGAAGCAAGCAGAGCCACGCCAGCACAACACCGTCAACCCTGCTTTCATGCACGATGCCCTCAAAGACGCATTCTGCGCCAATCCAGCACAGGTCGAGCATCACATACAGGAACAGAAACAGCAGCCCCTTTGCCGCCGCGTTCAGAATACGCTCTGTTGTTCTCCCGCTCATTCCGTCTCCTCGCTTTCCAGATGCAGCAGTTGTTGGAGCTGCTTCCAGATGCGCAGCGTCCGCTTATCCGTCTTATTGATACACGCCTCGATCAACCGCAGGCGATACAAGATGTCCTCCCTGTCCTGTCGTTTCCCGATCTCGACCTGTCGTGCGAGCTTCGTATAAGCGGCTTTTCGCGCATCCTCTGTTCTGTACCACACGCCCAGCTCTTTCCCGCCGGACAGGCCCAAGAACAGCCCATATTGCGCATCCCCGCCGCCTCTCCTCGTTTCGATGTACGCAACCTGATCGGGCGGCACAAGATAGTAGCCCTCGAAGTCGATCATTCCGCACCCTCCATCAGAAACACCATCTTTTTCCCCACATACTCGCACCAATGCTTTTCAAGCTGTGCGCCGGGGCTGTCCTCCCAATCCGGCAGGAACACCGCTGTGTCGGCGCTCTCCAGCATGGCAAAGCAGATGCGCATATAGTCCGCCTTTTTCAGCCCCTCCGGCGTGACCGCCGGTGAAATGACCGTCACACCAGCCCGCTCCTCCAGCTTCTTCGCCGCCGCCGCGAATTTCTCCCTGTAGTTCGGGTCTCCCGTGATCTTTCCGGCCAGATACACTTTCATTCCTGTCCGCCTCCCAACTTCTCCATCTGCTTCCGCTTCCAGTTTTCTGTGTACTGCTCCATGCTCCCGTCAAAGCCCGTGCAGAGAAGCACATCATGCACCGCCTTTCCCTCGTGGGCGCAGTCTGAGCAGTTTAAGCCGTTGTTGCACGGCGTTTCACAGAACTGGCACATACAGTTTTCATTGCCGAACGGACACGGATTGACCGCTTCCACGATGATCTCCCGCCCGCAGCCGGGGCAGAAGTGCCAGCCGTTTTCCGTCGGCCCGTCCGCCTCGAAATTCTCGATGTACCCACACGCCCGGCACCGCCAAGCGTCATGCTCCCGGTCTACGCACTCATATACCGCGCTTTTCTCGCTCATGGTTTATCCCTCCAGAATTTTCTTTACGGCGCGGAGCTGTTCGAGGGTATAGCGGCCTATTTTGTCCCAGCCAGCGGCAACCCGCACCCACTCTTTCAGTTCCTCACGTTCTTGGTACTCGCGTACAGCATCCTCCGACGGAAACAAGAGACGCGGTGAGCCATACTCTGTTTCCTCAATGAGATACGGCATATCCCTGTTGTGCGCTTCCCGAAACCGTTCTCCCCATCTTCCGCTGATGGTTACATACTTTCGGCCCACCTTTGCGACCTCCGCTTTTACTGCGGAGAATTTATCTCTTGGCCGCCGTGCGTCTCCAACGATGTACACGGTCTGCCTCGGCTTAAAAGACTTAATATCCATGGCATACCCTCATACGTTCACATATCGGTTTTGGCAGTTCACATTGTTGCAGAAGCGCTCGCGTCCGATCTCCCGCAGGCGATGCCCACAATACTGGCAATAGTCGCCCTGCTGTCGCCGTGGTTCTTCCTCTGCGTGTGTCCCGCAGTATCTCATGCGGTTCATCAGACATATCACGGAGCCGGGCTGCACCACCGCCGCGCAAACACTTTTCGCTTTACAGTCGTAGCAATCCATCACTTCACCTCCGCCGCTCTCCTCAATCTCCATTCCTCATTCCTCACCTGAAATGCGTCCCCAAGCTGCACGGTTTCCGGGAAATTGTGCTGGGTGGTCTGTACGGCGTATTTGTCGATCTCGGTTGCATAGTAGGCAGTAACATTCACGCCCAGCTTGTCCAATGCAATATGCCCGCAGCTCATGCCATCGTACATGGAAAGCACTTCCACCGGCTCCTCCGTCAGTCCGGTAAAATGGCTCATAATATGGGCGATCACATCCACCGTCCAGCCGTTGCCCAGCATTTTATACGCCTGCGTATCACTGACTGGAAAAGCGTATGTGTCCGGCACGGTCTGGAGGCGCTTGCACTCCGTCACGGTCAGCTTGCGAATGATGTAGAGGCCGTCCCGCAGCTTGATGGGGTATTCCTTACCCTTGATGGTGATACGCCCGCCGCGAACCTCATAGACAGGAATTTGCTTTCCATCTGCCGTCTCAAAAATCAGTACAGCACAACTGCTTGTTACCATGCTGCCGGTCGATAAGGTCGGCGCTTTCCCGGTGATTTCCGTGCGGTTATACGGATTAAACATTTCCGGGACATATCCTTTCCGATCAGCAAGAATGTCGATCGCTTTCAGAATAACCTTGTTGTTTTCCGCAGAAATCGGCACGGCATAAAGCCCTGTTTTCGCACCCACGCCTCCGCCGTTCCCACACAGGGTCACGCTTTTTCCGTCAGGGCTGTAACCGCGGTATTGCTGGCTGTCGAAGTCCTGCTTCTTTGCGTCGTTCTCGATGGTGCCGATGCGGATAGGCTCTGCAACTCCATTCCGTTGCCGTCTTGCGAACATATCTTCCGCTGTGGCACTATGGCTTGATGCTGTTAGTGCATAGCCTTTCTCGCGCCAGCAGATGCCTGTCTCCAGAATATCCCGCAGCAGAATACCCCTGTCCTCCGGCTGCTCCACAGGAACTTGGCTGTATGTACCGTCCGGCTCACGCTTACCGACCCAGTAGATCCTCTGGCGGTTCTGCGCCGACACCAGCGCAGAGTTGATCAGCACCGGCTCCACGCCCAGCTCCGCCGTGATTTGCGCCCGGATGGCGGGCGACATGGACTTGTTGTTCTCATACAGGAAATAGTCCGGCTGGTACTTGTCCCGCGCGATGCGGTAATTCAAAAACAACTCCCAGCCGATGCCGCTGGCTTCGGTTTCACGGTTCTTTGTCTGTGCGATAGACCAGCGCGTACATGGCGAGCCGCCGATCAAGATTTTCATTCCTCCGCCTCCTCGCGCAGCCAGTCCAGTGCGCACAGTTCACACGCTGTCATTCCGTCGCGTCCTTTTAGGTAGCACGTACCGTCACAATCATTGTTCTTGCAGTAGGCCGCGCCGTCGCTGCTCAGCATGAATTTTGCCAGTTCCTCGTCATTCATTTCTCGAACCCTGTCCGCGTTGGTAAAGACCACATCCGGGCAGTTCTGTTTCCGGGCGTTTTTACAGGCTTTCCCGCCGTAGTCCAGCAGGCAGCCCGGCACCCTGCATCGATCACAGAGTTTCATTCCGCCACCTCCTTAACCGTCATAGCACCCGCACGGAGCGCCGCAGATACACCCGCCGGGGCTGTCCGGGAACAACTGGTCAAAGGTCAACTGTGCCTCCTCGAACTCCTTGTTTGCCATGAACTCGTTGTAGTAGCTCTCCCATGACCAGTCGCGCCCAAGACCTTTTACATTCACATTTGTCTTGGCGCTCCCGTGTTCCAGCGCGATAGCCCGCTCAAAGAGATCGGGGTAGTTCTCCCACAGCGCTTGTATTTCTTTCTTCTTCATGGATGGGCAGAAAAAGCATGAACTTTTCCCCGGTCTCGGCAGTCCGGCCCGCTCGATCACGTGCACACATTCCTCGCGCGTCCAGCCCCATTCGTAGAGCGGATAATGCTTTTCGTACTTTTTGTCCGCTTCGTCGATGGGCGCGGCGTGTTGGATGCGCCGTGTCTCCCCGGCATCGTAACCGATGTATTTGTGGACGCGCTGGCCGCTGGCCCACACCTCTTTGCACGGTTGATAGTTGTTGCAGAACTTCTCCTGCGTCCCGATCTTGTGCTTGAGAGAGCATTTTTTGTATCCATAGGCAATCGAGGGCAGCCTCCCGCTGTTGATGCATTCCTGCTCCAGCGTCAATCGGTTCCCGTCCTTGTCGTGGTACTCCACGGAGACGATCTTTGGGATGCCATGCTTTACCAGCCACTCATTGAACGTCCCCATGAACTCGTAGGTGTGCGGCTGTTCGCCTCCGGTGTCCGCAAACAAAATCAGATCAATAGGGATTTTGTGCAGATACATCCCGATAATCATGGCGGTGCTGTTTGTCCCGCCGCCAAAGGAAACAATATTCATTCCGCTTCCTCCACGGCATCGCCGCCCCACTCAATCGCCTGTCCGCATTGCCCGCAGAAGCGGCAGCGGTTTCCGTCCTCGTTGTGCAGGTATTCACCGCTCCCGCAGGACGGGCAGGCCAGTACACCCGCGTCCCCGTCAGGGTATGGGCTTTCCGGCACACGCCGCCGCAGCGCCTCCACACCCATCCGGCAAGCCTCGTTCACCGGTTCAAGGCTCTCATACGCCTCCCGGTGTTCCGGGTCGAGAATTTCCCGCGCTCTTGCGATTTCCATTTATTACATCCTTTCCGCTGCCGCTCGGAGGGCTTCAATGTCGATGGGAATACCGCGCCCACCCTCATAGTTGATAAACTCGACGACGCTTTCAATGTTCAGCGTGTTCATAGCCAACAGCGCCGCTTCCGTATCTCTGTTGCAACAGTCATTCCAGAGCATATACAGGCGCGCCCCCGTGATGCCTGCCCGTTGCATCCTTTGGAACCCCTGTTCAGCCTTAAACATATCCATGTCGTAGGCTTGCATCAGGAATTGCAGCGCACCCGGGTTGCCTGCGCAAATATCAAAAGTTACCATCATTCCTGCACACCCTCCATTCCGATCTGCCCCGCGTCCTCCGCGTCGTCCTCGGCCTCCTCGATAACCGCCTCCCGGCGTTCCTTATCCTTGTAGAACTGCTCCATGCAGAGCGCCTGAAATTCCGCAAGGTCGTTGATGTATTCCTCTTTCAGAATGTTCATGGGCATGATGGCTGCCAGCACATCCATGCCGTCATGTACCACAAGATACCGCTGTCCCGCTTCGGTCTGCCGCGCTGTGTAATAGATGTATTCGCTTTTCTTGATCTCCTCCGCCAGCGGCGCAAGATACGCCTCGTTGTAGAAGATCAGCTCGCCGTCCACCTTGCAGCGGCAGGCGGAACACCATAGCCCGTTGGGAGCCGCCGCCACTTTCAGCTTCTCTGTGTCCTGCTCGCCCTGCGCATACGGCGCAAGGTTCAGTCCCAGCACATTGCTGACGCTCTCCGGCCAGTCCTCGGTCAGATACACCTTTTTCCATGCGTCCGCCGTCATGTCCAACACCGTGCGCACCTGCTCGCTGCCCTCCATGTCCGGCAGCTCCGTCGCCCGGTAGATTGCCGTGCCGGTAGATAGCCAAATCCCGCTGCCCGCCACATGGAGTACGGCGCACCGGCCTCCGTTCTTGACCAAGTTTGCAAATTTCGATAGCTTCATTCCCGCCGCCTCCTTTACCCGAACAGATACAGAATACAGAATTTCAGCAGGGCAGGCCCGGCCAGCGCCAGCGCCAGCCCCCAAATCACCATCAGCGCAAGCAGCAGCATCGCGCCCAAGCCATACAGAATATCTTTCATCGCTTTCCACCTCTCACGCCGATGGTCACATAGGCGGTGCCTTTCCCGTTCAGCTCCATATCCACGGGTGCCTTGCAGTCCAAGCAGCTATGGGTGATGGTCTCCGTCTCCGCATTGGTCTTGTAGCGGAACGACTTACCACACTTACAGTGCATGAACATGGGCCGCAGACCCTCCAGCGTCGTTTCGTGTCCGCACTCCTGACACCGGAAGCTGTACGTTTCCCGCTTCGCGCAGAACGCCTTGACCGCGCCGCACTCCTCGCACACCACCAGCAGAAAGCCCTTGTATGGCCCCTGCGTCCTGTCGTCCTCCGCCGTGGCCCAGCTCTCCCGCTCGCCGAACATTCGCTCCACGCGGCTGTTCCGCTCCGGCTTGTTCCGTTCCGCCGTGCCGCCGGTATGTACCTGCTCGCCGGTACTGCCAAAGCCGCCGCGATCACGGTTGCCCAAGCTCTCCACCTGCACAAACTCCATGTCCGGCGCTTTCTCCACAAGGCGGAACTGGCAGATGCGCGTTCCTTTCGGAATGTGCGTTCCCTCTTTCCGCAGGCACAGCGCCGGATAGCCCCACACATCGCCGTCACCGCAATAGTCATTCTCGATCACGCCCATGCTGTTCGCCAGCAGGATGCCCCACTTGCCAAAGGTCGAGGAGCGGGGAACAACGTGCGCATAGTAACCCGCCGGTATTTCAATGGAAACACCCAAGGAAATGATCTTGTACTCCAGAAAGTCCAGCGTGACATCCTCTGCTGTGCAAAGGTCTATCCATTCGCCGTGAACCTCCGGCAAGGCGTTTCCATGGGTGTTGATTTTCACTTTCATATTCAGTTCCTCCCGCAAAATTCTTTTGGCATAACCACCGCCGTGCCGTCCGACACGGCCCATACCTCCGCGTCCCGTATGTCCGTCCACTCACAGCCCCAGTATTCCGCAGCGTTCAGCAGTGCGGAGTAGTTCGACCGGTGCGGCACCACCACAGCCCCGTATTTCGGATGCACTACCCGCGCCCTGCCTCTGACCCGCCAGCGTTCCTCACGCGCCCGCCGGACGCTTTTCTGGTAACTGTCGCGGTCAAAATACATCTTCGTCCCGCTCCCGCCGCAGCCATTCCGCGTCCTTTTCCTGCCCGTAGAACGCATGGCCCAGCCATCCGCCCAACAGCATCAGACTGAGACCGGCAAGCCCGCCGAGGAAGATCACCGTCAAATCCTCCGCACCGCCTATTACCATCAAAAGCAGGAAGCCAAGCAGCATCATGGCCGCGCCGATGTTCTCCCGTACTCGCACCAGCTTCCGCCGCTGTGCTTCCGTCCGGCTCCGCCGGGAACGACGCTCGACTGTCAGGCCGCCGCGCTTCATTTCACAGTATGCCGTCCTCATGGCTTGTCCCTCCGCTTACTCTGCGGCAGCGCGGGCCGTCCTGCGCCGCCTGTAGTTGTTGATGATCTCCTGCTGTGCCAGTTCTGCGCTGTAACCGATGCGCCCGTTGCTGTCCATTTCCCCGGTGTCTCCCCGTTTCAGTTCGTTATATACGGTAGACCGATGCACTTTCAGCTTCGCGGCGATCTCCTCAACGCCGCTCCCCTTGTTGTAAAGTGCCTCCAGCTCTGCGCGGTCTTTCAGCGTCAAATGTCTCTTGCCCAAGCCGCTCGCCTCCTCCTTTTCCATGCAAATAGATAAAAAAATAAATGCGGGAAAACTCTTTTCGAGTTCTCTCGCATTTATTCTAATTATTCAGCCATAAAGGTGAACACAGCGAAAGTGAAAAATTTCATGACACCTCGACAACTGAATAGCAACGCAATATTCTGCGCTGCTGAAGACAATAAAAACACCCGAGGCTGGTTATCTTAACCTGCCTCGAGTGTTTCTCATTTCCCGTATTTCTCTTTTAGGCTCTGGTGTCCCTGTTGGTCGCGGCGGCGCAGCTCCTCTGCCGAAAAGATCTTCCACTGGGGCCCCTCATCGTTCAGGTTCAGATGCGCGTAAGATTCCGGATAATACCGCTCCGGGTCAAAAGTAAAGTCCTTTGCAACAAGCCGCTGCCACATGCTCGGCTCATCAGGCAGGTCGATCTTGTCCACCTCGTAGCTCGTCAGCTCATGGGTAGTGTCGATCTTTCGCAGGAATTCCTCTGCGGTCAATTTCCCCTGAACATATTCCTCCCGTGCCAGCCGAGCATTCTCGCTCCACTGGTCGTACTGCTCGTAGTCCATGGGTATCAGGTTGGAACGCTCAGAAGGTGCCGCGTCGATCCACCGCAGCA